TAGGTTTATGAATATTAAGTTTTCATGCTCTTATCCATATGATGTTGGCAATATTTTATTAGAATTTAGAGAGGGAGATAACCAATGATATCTCCCTTACCTTTTCCGCAACATATTTCAGTAAAACGATGGGCAGCAGAATTAGTTAGGATATACAAAGAAGAGCGATTACCTGTCTTGTATGATGAGGAAAAATGGCAAGAATGGGGTAACATAGTAGCTGGAACAGGTGTTTTCAGAACTAACGCTATTCCTTCTACAACAACTGTAAAGAATGCAAAAAAAACAGATTCTTTTAAAAACTGGGAAGAATGGGCTAAAGCGGTATATATTATTATGATTAAGGTTAAACAGTAACGATATGAAAAAACAAAAATTAAATTACATATTAGAGCAAGTACGTAAGAAAGGTCGTAACGGCGATACTATCTTAGCTCATATAAATCCATTAGAAGCTAAAATGCTTAAAAAAGCTGGTGGCAGTGGTACAATAAACCCTAAAACAGGTCTTCCTGAATTCAAAGGTGGATTTTTTTCTAAAAGATACTGGGATAAAGGTGCTTGGAAAAGAGATGCTTTGGCGATAGCAGGGAATGTTGTAGGTAATATGATTTTACCTGGTGCTGGCGGCATAATAGGTGCTGCCGCTGGCTCTGCTGCTGGAACAAAGATTAGAGGTCGTAATGATTACGGAGGACACGCAGCTAAATCAGCCGCATTAGCTGCGATAGCACCAACAGTAGCTGGGCTAGCTGGTACTGGAGCAAATGCTATGGGTGCTACAAACGTAGGGCATGCACTAACTAAATATGGTAATGTTAATGCAATACTCCCTTCTATCGGTCTTGGCAGTAATGATACAGCTGCTTATGGTGGTAACGCACTTACGTCAAAAATGTATGGTGCAAATAGTAATGGATCTGCATTAGAAAATTATAACAGAGATCATATGAGCGGTGTTAGTGCAGGTGATGATTATGACGATGATTTAAGTTTTACGGATAAACTTGGTAGAAATACTAAGAATTTTTTAACTAAGCCTAAAAATCTATTATCACTTGGAACTACTGGTCTTACGCTTTATGATAGAATTAATGCTCCTAAACCAAAGAAAGAATTAACACCTACACAAAAAGGGAAAGCAAGTAAAGAAGAAATGTTAGCCGCAAGATTAACTCCTGCTGAAATGGCAGAACAAGAGCAATACGAATTAGCTATGGAACAGGCTCGCAGAAGAAATTCTCGTAAAAAGTTCTTACCAGAAGAGAGAATAGATATTGAGCCTTTATACAATAGAGTTAGTTCACCACAAGAATATGCACAAACAGGAAGATGGATGAATTATTATAATAATCCTAATTTTACAGGACAACCAATTAGATTCTAAATATGACACAATCATTAGATTACGGACAACTTCAAGATGCTGCTAAAAGAATATTAGCTAGAGATGCTATTAGGTTAAATAATACAAATTATAGTGCGTACCCTGGGAAAACTATATCCCCAATGTCTTCACTTACCCAAAAAGCTCAAGAATTAGAAGCTAGAAGAACTCAAAAAGGGGTTCCATATAATAGTAGTTTAAATACATTAGCTAATAAACCTAATCAAGGTATGTCTGATGGTAACATTCAAGATTTGTTAGCTGGTTTACAAAACAAACATAATGATTTTAATACAAATATAACCGAAAGAAGATTGGGTAAACAATTTCAATCTGGTTTTGCCCCATATCAAGCAAGGTACAATAATAGGTTTAATAGAGATACAGCATTACGTTTAGATGATAGTAAACTTGACTTAGAGCAACTAAATGATAAATTCAAAGATTTAGAGCATAATAAGAATAGTGCTGCGTTTAATGCAGTTAATAATTCATCTATGGGTAAACAAGCTCGTGAAAGTAATCTTATTGGTATGCAAAAAGAGTTCGGTGCTCAAAAGCATGGTATTAATAATATTGGTTTAACTGCTGAAAAAGCTAGATTTGAAGCTGAGAAAAGAGAACCTTACGAACGCCTATCTAATTTACAGAGAATATTGGATGGAACCAATATGGATGAAGAACACCCTGATTTGCTGGCTAACAATGCTAGACAATTAGAAATGGCATTAAAAGCTTATGGTGTTGATACTTCACTGCCTGTTGACCAATGGGGGCAAACAAATACACCAAGTCTATATACACCAACTTATACTGGTAAATTAGCTGAGCCTATTAATGCTGATATGGCCACTTCATATGGTCTAGCTGAAAACATAAGTCCTAGTTATCAAGATAAGAACTATGCTGAGCGTAAAAATATACGAAAAGAATTAGTTAATGATCCCAATAATATTGATAGTTTTGTAAATAGAGAATTACCAGATAAACTTGCACCTAGATATAGATTGATAGATCAAGAAGCAAAGCAAAAGGCTAAAGCAGATATGACTTCATTAAACGCTAAATACATAAAACAAGGTATGTATGGTGGTCAATCTCATATTAAATCAGCTTCTGAGCGTATGCAGGAACTAAATAATGCAGCGTACGGTACTACTGCTAAAACATTAAATAACGAACTAATGTCAGGTGTTAATAGCAAACATAGTGACGCAATAAATAAAATTGGCAAACTAAATCAGTATGATCAATTAGCTAATAGTGAGTTCGGTAACATGCTTAATGATGTCAAGCGTACTAATACCACAGGTATTGAGAAATGGAAAAATGACCAAGGTAATAACGAACAACTATATAAGGCATATCAAAATGAAAAAGGATATCAACAACCTAGATTACTTGGTAATGCAAGAGATAGCGGTATAAGTTTAGGTATTAATGGGGTAGATAGTTATTATCAAAATCAAGGTATAGATCTTTCTCAAATTTCAGATTTACAAGGCAGATATAATAATTTAGAAAAAGAACTTGCTGATTCAAGATCACAAATAAAAACTCAAAATGATTATGAAGCGCAGAAAAGATCTAGAGAATATGAAGAAAGAATTGCTCAAGGAAATAGAGAAGCAGCAGAACGAAGTAGAGCTAATGCAGAATGGTATCGTCAAGAGCAAATAAGAGAAGCTGCATATAGACGAAGTATTGAAGATGGCTCTTTCTTTAGAAATCAAAATAATCCTGGGAATGTTATTAGCACTACTGGTGGATATGGTGATACTGCTGATACTAGAGTTTTAAATCATCCTGAGATATTAAAAAGAAAAATGTTCGATTCTAGATTTAACGATGTTACTCACGCTAGAAATTGGTTACGTAATAGTGGGATTTATCTTTAATTTATATATTTAGAATATTCAGCTTCAAAGCGATATAGTTTATTAAACCAGTCGTTCAGATGAAAGCACTTACTAGGATTCTTACATAATTGCTCTATTTCTAAAGCCACCTCGTCACTAGGCATCGATAATTTTGGTAAATCACAAAGTTCTGTTTTTGGATTTAATTTTTTTGTTGTACATCCGCATACGCTCAACATTACCATTAATATCAAGATCTTTGATTTCCCTAAGCGCATTTATAACCTCTTTCTTTACTTCAATATTTTTAGATTGCTCTAACGCAGTTTTATTTAGACTATCATTCTGTTTTGATAGTTTACTATTTCTACCAACTAAATATAAAGTTAAAACTGCCATTACAGTTGTAAATATAGATTTTATGTTTGTTAATATGAAATTAAACATCATTTACCTCTTTATTCCACAGTTCAACTTCAGCAAATCTTCTATTTTCTAACCCCTTTGTCTTTTTACCACTAGAATATATCCACCGCATAAACTGAGCAGGCACTTTAAATAATAAATTATCATTTAAAAATTTAAGTAAAGTAGAAGTTTTAAAATTAGTCTCACCAATATTAAAAACTAAACAAACTAGTGCGTCAAATTGATTTTGATTTATTTTAACTTTTACAAAATTATTCACAACGTCTTCTGCCCATTTAACATCATTCTGCAATAGTTCTTCTGCTTTAAATAAAGTTATTGGTTGAACAATGTTATCGCTAAGTTTAATAACATGCCCCCAACCTATAGTGTTCTTACCACCAGTACATTTGTAAGAAATACTAGCAAAATTACCTTTAGGTCCTTGCTCCCATTTCTTTAATAACTCTAATCCGTTTTTAGCGGTTTTCATTCGGTTGTTTAATTACATTGTAAAGTCTAATTATACTTAGATTTTTTAAAAACTCCACAATTAGATAGACTTTTACACATCTAAATAATATAATTTGATTATCTTAAAATTTTAATAGTTGTCCAAAATGTTTAAATATATCATAGCTTCTTTTTTATTTGTTTCATCTGCACTTGCCTTTGAATATGAACCGTATGTTAAATTTGGTGGCGGATTAAATCAAATTAGCCCAGTACATATTCAAACCACAGAAAGTACTGGTAAAATAAAACTATCACATAAATTCCCATTAATAGAAATTGGAGCGGGATTACAATTAACAGATACTATTCGCACAGAGCTTGTATATGATCATTATTTTTTATTTCTATCAAAAGAAGAATCAAAAAATATTTATGGAGATGAATTTTCAGTAGATTATAAAACAAAAATTAACACGTTAACAGTTAATACATACAAAGATATTATAGTTTTTAATAACATTACACCATTTATAGGTGGTGGAATAGGTATTAGTTTTTTACAAGATAGTGCATCTGGATACGGAACAAACGAATTTTCAACTGAAAAACTGGAAAATTCGTTTAGTAAAAGAACAAATAGACTAACGTATAAGCTAACAACAGGTGTGGCAATAAAATTAACAGATAGTTATCATTTAGATATAGTTTATAATTATATAAACTTAGGAACGAATAAACCTAAGTTAAATAATGGGATAACTAACGTAACAAAAAGAGATTATCTTGTACATAATCTTACAACAAGTTTAAGATTTAATTTTTAAAACTAATATGAAAAGACACATAGTACCTAAACCATTACCTGAACCTCAGATCATAATAAAAGAGGTTGTTAAAGAAATTGAAGTTGTTAAATACATAACACAATATGTCACCCAACCAGCTCAAATAATCACAAAAGAAGTAATCCCATCTAATATTTCAGAAGAACTAACTATGTTGAAACAAAAGTTAGAAGAAAAAGAAACGTTAATTAGCCAAATTAACGTTGAGAAAATGGCTTTGTGGACACAATTGTCCGAGAAAGACACATTAATCACTCAGATCAATGTTGAGAAAATGGATTTATGGACACAACTATCGGAAAAAGATATATCAATAAATCAACTTAATTCTGATAAAAAATCTCTATCCGCAGAAGTTGCCGAGCTAAAAGAAGATAAGGTTTATTTAAGGTCGGATAAACAAAAACTTTATGAAGAGATTGATTTTTTACGTAAAAGTACCCTTGTGTCCAAAGAAAAATTAAATAAAAAAGTAGCTAACTTAGAGAAATGGTACGAGTTGTCTAGTATTGAAAAGTTAAAAGGACTATCTAAATTTAATAAAGAATTTTCCACATCAACTGACGAGTTAGTAAATGTTGATATACTTGAAAGAATGTTGCTCAATGGTACTGGTGAATCAATATATCCATCTAATATAAGTGCTAATGAAATCGCATGTTCTGTTGGAATACCTGTATCTTTAAACAGCTCTATATTAGAAGATGACCAAAACTCTTCTATTTTAGGGGAAGCAAAAGATTCATTTAGCATAATAGAATAACTTTAGTTTTTCTCCTTCAATATTTTAAATAGATTTTCTTGTGTTATATTCTTTTGATTTAACACCTTCATTAGTTGTTCATCTTTACATTTAGCAGCAACTAGATGATAAATTAAAACTGGTTTAGTTTGACCTTGACGATGAAGCCTACCGTTGAACTGCAAATAATTTTTTAAATTCCATGTTAAACCAAACCAAATAATGATCCTGCCGCCTTTTTGTAAAAAATCAATTCCGTCTGCCGTACCACATTGACACAACAGCAGTTTTATCTGACCATTAGGCCATTTAGTTTTAATCTCAGCTATAGTTTTACTATTTAATGTAATAGCGTGCTTAAAACGCTTCCTTATTCGTTCTTCATCTGATTTGAAGTTAAACGCCACTAATATATTCTCATCAGGATAATTATTAATTAATTCTTCTAATTGATCTAACTTATTACTATGTATTTCTACATACTCACGATCCTCATTATATACTGCCCCATTACAATATTGAAGTAGCTTATTAGATAATACACCAGCATTAACAGCAGTTAATTCTTCACTATTTATTTTTAAATAAAATTCTTTTTCGTATTGTTTGTATAAATCATAATTATCTATTGTAACATTAACAGTATTCATAATTTTATCAGGAAGGTCTAAATAATCTTCTGAACTCATACTAAGCCACTTCTTAGACAACAACCCCGCAATGTAATCACCATACATGCAAACATATTTATAACCGCTAGAATCTACTCTAAAATACATATTTCGATAAGTGGTTATATTTTTACCCAGTAATTCTCCTCGATCAATTAAATATTGCTGCGACCATGCGTCAATTTCACCATTAGGCATTGGTGTACCTGAAAGCAAAACCATATATCTATAGATAAACTTCTTTAAAGCTTTAAATCGCTGTGAAGCATGGCTTTTAAAACCATGACTTTCATCAACAACAATCATCCCATATTTAGAATAACCATTGGCAAACATCCATGGTACGTTCTCTTGATTAATGATGTATACATCAACATCTTTATTTAGCGCTGTTTTACGTTCTTTAATATCACCACAACAGATAGAATAAGTTAAATGATTAAGGTGTTTCCACTTTAATATTTCCCTATCCCATCCTGTTAATGCAACGTTCAAAGGTGCAATAATAAGTAATTTTTTAACAAATATATTACGTATCTTGCTAAAAGCAGTTAGTGCAGAAACAGTCTTACCCAAACCCATACCGAGTCGTAAAAGACACGTTTTTTCAGCCAAAATGTAATTTATAGCGTGAACTTGATATGGGTATAAATTTGATTCGTTAAGCATTGTTTTTCCTATAAACAAAGAAAAAATACATTAATGCAACAACACTCATAACACCACTTTCTATAAATAAATATGAGAAATTATAATTTGCCAAATTACCACCAATAGTTGATGCAATTAAAACAGCTATTCCCATGATAACCGAATATACACCTAAAACACTTCCATAAAACTTTTTAGGAATGCTTTTAAAGATTAATGAGGTAAATAAAATTTGT